CCCCTACCTTGCCCCTCTTCGGAGGGGCTTTTTTTCGCCCATCGAAAAGTGCCCTCGATACCAGTTCCTGAGTCGCGTCGCGCATCGCCCATAACGTACGTCATAGCGTACACAGATACCAGTTCCTGAGTTGCGTCGCGCATCGCATAACGTGGGACACGTCCCACACTATTTGTAATGTTCCGGCTGTAAGCCGCGCCGTTCCTGCAATGTTCCATTTATCGTCCTAATGTTCCTGTAATGTTCCCTTTTTATCGGCCAAAACGGAACATTAGTATATATTTCTTTATATTTCTTTATAAGTTAATCTAGTGCAATCTAAGCGAAAAGCTACTTTCAATGCAGTTAAAAGCAGTGCAATCTATTTATATGTTTATTCTTATTATTTGTAATGTTCCTTTTTATAAATACAATGGAGCAACCTTTCGTCTCCCCCCTCCCGAGCGATTTGTTCCACTTGTTTTTCCATTCGCAAGACCGACCCATAATTCCCCAGAAAAAAGAACATTAGAACATTGTATATATTTCAGTAACTTACAAGCCATACCATAAGAACAAATTGGAACAAATTAGTACATTACACTAAACGTCGCTAGATGGCGTCACTTGACAACGCCTTGTAATACCTGTATAATGGGAACCATAAGCTGTAAAGAGCAAGACAGGCTTACACGACGTTAGATTCACTTAACGTGGGACGTGTCCCACACTACATAGAGGCATTACATTATGACAAACGAAAAGCAAACCAACAGCCACAGCGGCCACGGCATACAGTCTATCGACGACCAACTACGTGAGATGTTCCAAATCCACAGTGCGTTGTTTGATGACATGGAAGCACGTCTAGCTAGTGTGCCTGCAACAGAGCGTAGAATACGCAAGTCCAACCTAATGCGATCTGCTATACGCCGCCAACAGGAGTGCAAGTAATATGTATACCCTTGCCGAAATGACCGACATGGTAGCTAACTGGGAAGAGCAGAGCGCAGCACAAGCGCCTTACTTTGACGGACGCCTACTAGCCAAGATCCAGAGTATGCACAGAGCCATCGCCGAGTACCAAGAAGTGCAGCTTGAATTACCCATAGGACTGAAAGACCTTATTTGAATCCCTTGACACTTAACGTGGGACGTGTCCCACACTACACAGAGGCTACACCATGACAAACTTAAACGTACCATCTATCGCCACACCATCTATCGCATCAAGCGCCATGCTAGTCGAGCTGAATATCAGTCAGTGGACAGCACGCAAGAAAGACCACCAAGCCTCCGACGAGGTGACAGCCAACAAGTACGCCGACAAGGGTACCGCAAGCGTAAGCAAGAAGTTACTGGGTAACTGCCCCGAGCTAGACGCCATCAAGAAGTTCGCCACAGCCGCACGTACTACGCACTATAGTATGACGATGCCATGGTCTGACAACGGGTTGCGACTACTGCCGACCACGCAGTACGCCGAGTACCACAACGAGATGACGCGCTTACAGAATGAGTTCTCCATGCTGACCACCGACTTCATTACCAAATACGAGTGGGAAGTTATCAGCGCACAAGCACGACTGGGTAACCTGTTTGCACGTGATGACTACCCGACCACCGACCACATCTCTCGCAAGTTTGACTTTCGTATGGCGTACATACCACTACCTGAGGTGGGTGACTTCCGTGTCGATGTAGCTACCGATCAGCGTGAGATACTGGAGGAGCACTACAAGTCCTACTATACCAAGCAGATCGAGTCCGCCATGGGTGACGTGTGGCAACGTGTACACAAAGCCCTGTCCGCTATGTCTGACCGACTGGCTGACCCCGACGATGGCGAGAAGACCAACAAGCGTGGGCACAAGATATTCCGCGAGTCCCTTGTTGATAATGCGTTGAATTTGCTTCAAGTACTGAGCACGTGTAATGTAACAGGAGATAGTCAGATGGAGGCGCTTCGTCTTAGACTTGACGATACGTTACGTGGTGTTACGTACGACTCACTGTCACACAGCCACGCCCAACGTGTACAGACCAAGCGCGCTGCCGATGAGATGTTGGCCGCACTGCCGACACTGGATTGGTAGTGGCTACACAAGTAGTAGTGAGGGTGCGTAACTTCAAGCGTACCCGACACTATGCTCAGTGTGTCGAGCGTGGGCGTACCCCACGAATTGAATACCATACATTCTATATCCGTAACCTAACGTGGGACGTGTCCCACACTACAACAAAGAGAGATACATACTATGTCTAACTTATACGCAACATCACTCGACCAAGCTACTAACCTAGTAGCAACTATAGGCCACCAACGTACTGTCCTAGTCCAAGGGCACATGGGGTGTGGCAAGTCATCAATGCTCAAGGTGTTACAGGAGCGCTTCCCTGACCACCACGCGTGTTACTTTGACTGTACCACCAAGGACTTAGGCGACATAAGCATACCGTCACTCAACACTGACGAGGGGTACGTCAAGTACCTACCGAACGAAGAGTTCGGACTACACACAGGCAAGCCCGTTATCCTGATGGTCGATGAGTTCGGCAAGGCTAACCCCGCTGTCAAGAACGCGTTGCTACGTGACATGTTGGAGCGTGACCGCTTCCCCGAGGGTAGCATCATCTTCGCTACCACTAACCTAGGTGCTGAGGGTGTAGGCGACTTACTGCCTCCCCATGCACGTAACCGTCTCACTGTAGTAGAGATGCGCAAGCCTGACTCTACCGAGTGGATCGAGTGGGGTATCAACAACCGCATACACCCATCCGTATTGGGTTTCGTCAAGGACTTCCCGCAGACTATGCAGAGCTTCCAAGAAGTTACACAGCCGGACGACAATCCGTATATCTTTCACCCCAAACAACAACGCGCCGCCTTCATCACTCCGCGCTCTCTCGAAGCAGCTAGTGACATACTTCAAGCACGTGAGTACCTTGACGACAATACGTTGACAGGTGCGCTATGCGGTACCATCGGTGCCCGTGGTGCAATGGACATGATGGCCTTCGTCAAACTGGCTGACCAACTACCGACACTGGAGTCTATCAAGCAAGACCCCGCCAACGCCACAGTGCCTACCTCCGCCTCCGCTGTATGCATGGTGGTGTACCGTGCTGTGAGTATGGTCGAGCGTGACTGGGTAGATTCGTGGATGACCTACATACGTAGGCTAGACAAGGAAGCTCAAGGCTTGTTCGTCAACTGTATACGTGCCAGTAACTACGGTAAGCGTGACATGATTATGCAGTCCAAGAACTACGGTACGTGGGCTGTCGAGAATAACTATATGTTTGCGGCGGATAAGAAATGAAGATAACTAGAAGCGAACTACTACAGCTAAGACTACATCGTAGTAAGTTCAAGACCGCAGGCAAGTATGACATCCGAGAGGTCAAGGGTGACTATAAACACCCCGATGACATATTCGGGGCACGCCCCAACAAGGTGGGCAGGCAACGTAAACTAAATGACAGGAGAGTAGACCATGCTAAGCATAGGTAACCAACTCACAGCAGAGCAGCGACTATCCAAAGCGGTAGTTGCTATCATGGGCAACGACAAGTATATAGCCCTATCAGGTGTACTGATGATCGGCGAGAAGTCTATATGCGACGACGTACCTACCGCATGTACTAACGGACGTGACGAGATGTATGGGCGTAGCTTCGTAGCCGGTCTGACTGACGCAGAGCTACGGTTTCTAGTCCTACACGAGAACTACCACAAGCTGTATCGTCATCTGACAACGTGGCGTCACTTGTATGACGATAACCCCCAGCTATCTAACATGGCGTGTGACTACGTTATCAATCAGAAGATAGCCGACGACAACCACGATGGGTTCGCCACTGTTATTGATGGCGCACTGCTCGACGACAAGTACCGTGGTATGGATACCGCGCAGGTGTACAACCTACTCAAGCAGGAGCAGGACTCAAATGACGCATCTCAGTCCCTTGACGGCGGTGAGCCTATGGACTCACATGACTGGGAGGGTGCGCAAGAACTGTCCGAGCCTGAGAAGCAAGAGCTTGCACGTGATATTGATGAGGCTATACGTCAAGGTGCTATGGCCGCAGGTAAGATGGGCAAGGGCAGTCGTGACCTAGATGACCTACTGACCCCACAGGTTGACTGGCGTGAGGTGTTGCGTGAGTTTGTACAGAACACGTGTGCAGGTAATGACTACGCTACGTATGCTCGCCCCAACCGTCGCCTCATGTCGCAGGGTATTATCATGCCTAGTGGTGTCAGTGATCAGGTAGGTGAGCTAGTCATAGCTGTTGACACGTCTGGTTCTATTGGTCAAGCCCCGCTGTCTGTGTTCCTAACCGAGGTCAAGGGTATATGCGATACGGTCAAGCCTGACAAGGTACGCCTGTTGTATTGGGGTAGTAGTGTAGTTGGTGACGAGTCGTATGAGATGCACGAGTTGGATGACCTAACCAAGTCTACCAAGCCTATGGGTGGAGGTGGTACCAATGTAGAGTGTGTGACTGACTATATGACTGAGCACGCTATCAAACCACAAGCGTGTGTCGTGTTGACTGACGGCCATTTATACGCAGGTTGGGGTCAGTGGACATGTCCTGTATTATGGACAGTGTTAGACAACAAGCACGCATCACCAGACGTCGGTACGTGTGTACACATCCAATCAGGAGATATGTCATGAGTGAAGAATACGGGCGTTATGGGAAAAAATTTCCACATAGAAATAGGCTACCTGTCGGAGAGTTCAGCAGTTCCACAGAACTACGTATGGAGTGGAGTGAGGCCGTCAACACGATGGAGGCACTGGTATCTTTTTATGACGACTACTGCCAAGGCGACCAAAGCCTAGAGCACGACAGGCAAGACTACGAATCAGTCCAGAACGCATGGGCACGAATCAAACAAGGATAACGTGGGACGTGTCCCACACTACACAATCAGAGGATAGCACCATGAGTAAAACAAAGAACAAAGTAACCAATCGAGTAGCACGTGAGTACGTACAAAACTGTAGACCTTTCGAGGGTAGCAACATCTTTGGCATAGTACGCCACACTGACACAAGCGCACGATATGTCGTGTATTCGTATGGTACACACTGGCCACTGTGGATACGTGAGGAGGGCGTGTGGTATGAGAACGTCAGTAAGTATGGCCCTACCACATCTAAGCACAAGACGATGACCAACCCCCACGTCGAAAGCTCTACCCCTATGGAAGTGGACGACATGATTACTATAGCCAACCACGGTATCGTTGGCCTGTCACTAGGTATGGGAGAAGAGCAATGAGTAAGTATGATAACTTCCACCCCCCTGTAGATAGTCTACGTGATGCGCTCTCAACAATTCCCAAGCCACCGATGTGGAGCAGGTGGGATACCATGATGACACTATATATAAAGAACATAACCGCTAACACGGCGCTCAAGGTAGGTACAGACCAGAACAAGTTCTTCGTGTACTACGAAGGTGACGAACAAGCCAGTGGGCGGATAGATATACGTGGTATGCAGGACAGGTATGGTGCTCCTACTGACCCTAAGCTCGTCGTGTTCGCACGTACCCTAGAGAATAACAAGTACAGCAGCGGCGACCTACAATACTCGAAGGCCACTACTCGCATAGATATAGCCATAAAGAACATTAAGCGATACTGCACTCCGTTGGTAACTACAGAGTTACGGTATACACACAGGGCGGGTTACCGTGCTACGGCCAACCACTACAAACAAGTGATACAAAGACAATACCAAGGCGCACTGGAGGATTTAAATATCGAGAGTAGGGATGCGTATAAGTGTTTTAGGGAACAATTTACCCTACCCCCTTTAGTCCAGTATTTTTCTGATGTACGTAACCTAGACATGGACTTTGGTAATGTAAAACATCAGGTAGACACGCTGCTCCTATCCGTAGATTCAGTCAAAGCTGAGAGGAAAGACATAGCGGAGCGCAGCGTTGTGTTCTGTCGTATACGCACCGTAGCAGGGGAACAGCTATGCGAGTTATTGAAATTGGGATCAGAGGCGGACGAATGGCGCGAAAAGGGCGTCACTGATGAGGTACCTACAGTATGCGGTATAGATTCCTTATCCCCACGTATGATAGAGAAGTTAGCTATACTTAACACACTAGAGAGGGGCGAGTACCTACACAATGTAGGATACAAAAGTCCGACAGAAAATATATTCTTTGTTGAGAACGGAGTAACCGAAGAGGTGGGAGTGCCCATTGGCTGTTAGTAATCCTTTTACCCCTGACCTGAGCCTGTACCGCGTGCTTATAAGAGAAGAAGATATAGTTGTAACAGGACTTGGGATAGCGGTTTTTGACAATGACCTATCAGGCATCTACACTAGGGACACATTGCCAGATACGTTAGAGAAGAACTTGGCAGTACTAATGACCTGTGACGCGATGCCCCCGACTACCTTTGTACAAGGGGTTGGGAGGCGCATAAACGAACAGACTTTTTGGGTAATGTGAGGAGAGAGATATGTATTATGTTGAAGCACTAGTAACCACGTTATTTATATTCTTCGTGCTGTTCCTAGTAGGGCACGCAGTCATCTATAACATTGAAGAGACACGGGTGTGGAACCGTAGACGTGTAGCTGAGAGGAGGGCAAAACGTGATCGCGAAGAAGCGGAAAATTCTTGAGGCTGCTATAGAATCAGGTATACACTTCGGGTACATGAAGGCGCACAAACATACGGACACCCCCAACCGTGCGCAGTTAGAGGGGGAGATAGAGCGTGAGATTTGGAACGCTATTTATGAAGTATTTAAATTTGAGGAAGACCTAGATGAATAAGCAAGAGATTAAAGATAAGATCGAAGACGCACACGCTACTGCTGATAGACTATTGACGCAGGAAGAGCTTAGAACTAAATGGAATAAGGTGCATGGATATATGAACGTAGACTGCGCCGTTATGACGCGTTGGCATATGTTGGGATTCTGTAGCTTACTGACCCTAGCTGTGTGGTCACCCTTCTCTGATGCGGCATGTAGCATGAAGACGGACAGTTGGGGCAACAGCAAGTACACATGCCACGATGGTAACTCTGGTACGTTGACTACTGACTCATGGGGTACTACACGTGACAGCCGTACGGGTACTTCGTACCAGACTGACGCTTGGGGAACTACTCGTGGCTCTGATGGTACTAGCTTTAAGACTGACGCATGGGGCACAACTCGCTACGACGATGGCACTACGTCACAGAAAGATGCTTGGGGTACTACACGTTTCAGTGATGGTACAAGCTGCCAGACAGATAACTGGGGCACAACGAGGTGTAACTAATGAAGTGGGGACAGACGCACGGTGGGAAGGGGGATGTTCCTCGACCCACCAACAAAAAGAAGTTCGACGATAACTTTGACCGGATCTTTGGTAGTAAACAAGGCACTGGTATCTTAGAGGATGACAAGCATGGCGATGACACCGGAAGCAAAAGTAAAAAAGAAAGTGGTGGAACAGTTAAAAGCACTTAGAGCTTACTACTTTTTCCCCGCCACTGGCGGTTATGGTAAGTCGGGAGTGCCCGACATAGTAGGTTGTCACAAAGGGAAGTTCTTTGGTATTGAGTGTAAGGCGGGGAAAAACACTACGACCCCCCTACAGGACAGGAACCTAGAACAGATAAGTGATTCGGGCGGCCTAGCCGTTGTAGTCAACGAAGAAAACATGCACGATCTAACACTGCTACTAACCTATTAGAGGAATAGACATGTCACTAAATGAAGCAACACCCGCACAGTGGGACGCATTACGGAAGAAGCACCCTTCAATTGTAGAGGCGTACGAACACTACTTTGATAAAGGTATAGAAGAAGAGATGCCTCAGTACGAGCAGTTGGAACTGGAACTGGAACTGGAAATACATAACGACGGGTGGGATCCGGTGGAGAAAGATTATTTAGAATATCCCTCGGTAGATGAGGAAGATATGGTCAACAACCCCAACCACTATAACAACGGCGCTATCGAGTGCATCGACGCTATTGAACAGTCCATGACGTTAGAGGGCTTCCGGGGGTACCTAAAGGGTAACGTACAGAAATACGTTTGGAGGTACGAATCCAAGGGGGGGCTACAAGACCTGATGAAGGCGCATTGGTATCTAAACAAGCTAATATCTGTGACGGAGGAAGACTGATGGATCTAGAAGAGAAGATTATTCAGTGGCACAAGGATCGCAACCTGATCGACGGTTCAACAGATGCGCAGCAGTTCACCAAGCTGCTAGAAGAAGTGGATGAGCTGGGTGTAAACATTGTAATGAGCAAGCCAATAGTGGATGACATCGGGGACATCATGGTAGTGCTGATAAACATAGCGTACCGTAACAACCTGTCTATATGGGAGTGCATGTACCACGCATACAACGACATCAAATACCGCAAGGGTAAGATGGTAGATGGAATATTTGTTAAGGAGGAGTGATGGATCTTATTACGCTAGACTTTGAAACGTATTATGACAAAGACTTTTCACTGCGTAAGATCACCCTAGAGAACTACATCCGCGACCCTCGTTTTGAGATCGTGGGTGTAGGTATCAAAGTAAACAATGGGGATACGGAGTGGGCGTCAGGCACGCACGAGGAATTACATGACTACTTACATACTTTCGATTGGAAGAACAGCATGGTACTGGCTCACAATACTATGTTTGACGGTGCTATACTCAGTTGGCTTTTCAATATCCGTCCTCGTATCTGGGCTGATAGTCTGTGCATCGCTCGTGCTTTACACGGTGTTGAAGTGGGTGGCAGTCTTGCGGTGTTGGCTGAACGATACGGTATCGGCAAGAAAGGAACCGAAGTGCTCGACGCAGTGGGACTTAGAAGACTAGACTTCTCTGACGAACAGCTCGACAGTTACGGCGACTACTGCATCAACGATGTGGAACTAACATATAAGTTATTTACCATCATGGGTAAAAACTTCCCGAAGAAAGAGATGCGCATCATAGACATGACCTTACGTATGTTTATTGAGCCAGTGTTGGAGTTAAACCTACCACTACTGGAGACACATCTAGAGAACACTAAGAAGGCCAAGGAAGCGTTAGTTGAATCTTCTGGGGTTACCAAGACAGACTTAATGAGTAACCCAAAGTTCGCTAAGTTACTAGAAGGGCATGGGGTGCACCCCCCGATGAAGATAAGCCTGACCACAGGCAAGCAGACATACGCGTTTGCTAAGAACGATGAAGGGTTCAAGGCACTACTAGACCACGAAACCCCTGAGGTAGTTGCACTGGTAGAGTCACGACTAGGGGTTAAAAGTTCTCTCGAAGAATCACGTACAGAGAGGTTTATAGGTATTGCACAACGTGGGCTTCTCCCGGTACCTGTGAGGTATTACGCTGCGCACACTGGCAGATGGGGTGGGGATGACAAGATTAACATCCAAAACCTACCGAGCCGTGGTGTGAATGGTAAGGTACTGAAGACGAGTATCGTAGCCCCTGAGGGACACGTATTGATTGACTGTGACTCCTCGCAGATTGAAGCTCGCGTACTAGCGTGGTTGGCGGGGCAGGATGATTTGGTACAAGCGTTCGCCGACAAGGAAGATGTGTATATAAAGATGGCGGCACGTATCTATGACATACCCGAGGGAGAAGTTACAGGGGAGCAACGGTTTGTAGGTAAGACTACTATCCTCGGCGCAGGGTATGGCATGGGGTCGGTACGGTTTGCGGAACAGTTGAAGTCCTTCGGTACTACTATGGCGCCCGCCGAAGCACAGCGGGTAGTACAAATATACCGCGACGCTAACTGGAAGATCGCACAGCTATGGCGTTCGTCACAACACATGTTGGTAGCTATGTCACGGGGAGACGACTTTACATACGGAGTCAACGATATAGTCCGGTGTGTAACGCGTAATGGTACGGCGGGTATCAAGTTGCCGTCAGGGTTGTGGATGAAGTACACCGACCTACAGTTTGAACAAGGGGCGCGGGGGCCAGAGTTTAGCTATCGAACACGCCGTGGTCGGACACGTATATACGGTGGTAAGGTAGTAGAGAACGTATGCCAAGCTATTGCTAGGTGTATCATGGGAGAGCAGATGCTAGATATTGCGCGCAGGTATAAGATTGCGCTTACAGTACATGACTCCGTGGTATGCTGCGTTAAGGAAAGTGAAGTAGATGAAGCACGTGAGTACATCGAGTCGTGCATGAATAAGACACCGGCATGGGCAGACGGGTTACCTATTGCGTGCGAGTCTGGTACTGGTAAATCATACGGAGAAGCAGGATGAGCGACGATAAAGTTATATCAATGAAAGACTTCAAGAAGACTGAGATGGAGTTGAATGGTACACGACCTTCTGAGGAAAATTACGTTGGGTACACCAAGGTGATGATAGTGAAGGATGACGAACATATACTCGCCATAGTTGAACAGGGTGTAGAGGATGATGATGGTAACGATGTAGGCGTATCCGGCATAACTTTGGATTACAACGAGCTACTGGTAGTGATGGGCCAACTAGAGGAATGTAAAAATAAGATGGCGGACATCCTGCGAGAGGGAGAAGACTAGTGAAAAGATTACTCGTTTTGGCGGCCTACTTCGGTGGGGGCTTTATAGTCGGTAGCGTGTTAGTCGCGTTATGGAGAATGTTATGAGTCTAATAGATAAAGTAAAGCCGTGGTCGTTCTCAAGGATTAAATCTTTTGAACAGTGTCCCAAGAAGTTCTACCACCTGAAGATCTCAAAGGATTATAGGGAGCCTGAGACTGACGCTATGTTGTACGGTACTGCCGTACACTTGGCCGCTGAGGAATACATACGTGATGGCACACCTGTACCTGAGAAGTATGCGTACGTTAAGCCTGTGCTAGATAGCCTAATGCGTTTTGAGGGAGAGTTCCTATGTGAGTACGAGATGGGACTGACTGAAGACCTAGAGGCGTGCGGGTTCAAGGCCGATGACGTGTGGTATAGAGGCATCGCTGACTTGGTTATCCTGAATAGGGAAGAGAAGACCGCATATGTTATTGACTACAAGACAAGTAAAAACACTCGCTATGCAGACAAAGGTCAGCTAGAATTGATGGCATTAGCTACCTTTAAACACTTCCCTGAAGTAGAGACAGTCAAAGGTGGCCTCTTGTTTGTAGTATGTGAAGAGCTAATCAAAGACGAGTATAAGAAAGAAGATGCTCCGAAGCTATGGGCTAAGTGGTTAGGTGACTACAAGCGTATGGAGAAAGCCTTTGAAGCAGATGTCTGGAACGCACACCAAAGTGGCTTGTGCCGTAGGCATTGCATCGTAACTGAATGTGTACACAACGGTAGAAACTAATGCCCTACAAGAACAAAGCTGATCGTAAGAAACAAACTAACGCACCCGTAGGTAGCCCTGCACATGAAGCACGTATGGAAAGACAACGTGCTAGACGTAAGTTTGATAAGAATAACGGTTATGAGAAGCGTAAGGGCAAAGACTTGAGCCACCGTAAGGCGTTGGCAAAAGGTGGTAGTAATAAGGATGGAGTGTACGTGGAGTGTTCAAGTAAGAACCGCGCCCGTAATGGGCACTCAAAGAAATAAGTGTGTGTAGGTTGAGACGCTTACTATGATGCGTCTATAAACAACGTGGTATGTAGCTCAGTATCCTCTGGCTACGATGTGCTCATTCAGGCACTATCAACCGCAAAAATCGTAGCAGCTCAGTGGGGGGTTGTAAATCATGGCCCTCCATGATAAGCGGGACTAGCCCCACCGGAGCGGACGGGGCCACTAAATTCAAAGCGCGTTGTGGACACCCACTTCGTGCTATTTCTCATCGGAGTTAATAAATGGAAATCATTGATAACAAGGCGTTGCTGCTTAGACTACGCAACCCTAAACACGTGACAACAGTTATACCTAAGAGCAAAGAGTTGTCTGACAATCGAGTACTTGTGAGTTGGGGTATGGAAGAAGCGCGAGTACTTAGGAACTTAAACATTAAAGCCCCATCCCCAATACTACGAGAGTATGAGTGGACAGGTAAGTACGATCCCTTCGACCACCAGAAAGACACGGCAGGGTTCTTTACTATGAACCAAAAGTCATTCTGTTTTAACGAGCAGGGTACAGGTAAGACAGCCAGTGCTATATGGGCGGCTGACTACTTACTAAACAAAGGCATCATCAATAGAGTGTTGGTTATATGCCCACTGTCTATTATGGATTCCGCATGGCGCAACGACCTGTTTACCTTTGCCATGCACCGATCAGTTGACGTGGCCTACGGAGCTAAAGATAAGAGGCGTAAGATAATCGAGGGGGACGCTCAGTTCGTCATCATCAACTACGATGGTGTAGAGATAGTACAAGACGCTGTAGCGGATGGGGGGTTTGACTTAATAATTATTGATGAAGCTACCCACTACAAGAACCCGCAGACTAAACGATGGAAGGTGCTCAACAAGTTAGTCAAGCCAGAGACATGGCTATGGATGATGACAGGTACACCCGCTGCACAAAGTCCCGTGGACGCATATGGATTAGCCAAGTTGGTAAACCCTAATAAGGTACCGAGGTTCTTAGGTTCGTTCCGTGATCAGGTTATGCAGAAGGTCACTAACTTTAAGTGGGTGCCTAAAGAGACGGCGACGGATACAGTCCACAGAGTACTACAACCTGCAATACGTTTCACTAAAGATGAGTGTCTAGACCTACCGCCCATGGTATACGTTAAGCGTGAGGTAGAACTAACTCGACAGCAGAAGAAGTACTACAAAGAACTGAAGAGTAAGATGGTCATGCAAGCGGCGGGGGAACAGATCACAGCGGCTAACGCGGCGGTTAATATGAATAAGCTACTACAAATATCTGCGGGCGCAGTGTATACCGACGATGGAGATTCTGTAGAGTTTGACATCAAGCACCGATACAAAGTGCTACAAGAGGTGATTGCCGAATCTAGTAAGAAGGTACTCGTGTTCGTACCGTTCAGGCATACCATTGATATGCTAGTAGAGAAGTTACACAAAGACAAGGTAACCACTGAGGTAATACGGGGGGATGTACCTGCGGGCAAGCGAACTGAGATATTTAAGAAGTTCCAAACAAGCGATGACCCACAAGTGTTAGTTATTCAGCCACAGTCAGCCGCGCATGGTGTAACCCTAACTGCGGCGAATACGGTTGTATGGTGGGGGCCGACAAGTTCGCTGGAAACCTACGCGCAAGCTAACGCACGTGTACACAGGTCTGGACAAGATCAGAAGTGTACCATCGTCCAGCTAGTTGGTAGTCACGCAGAGAAACGCGTATATGCGTTACTTGACAATAGAATTGACGTACATACAAAGATGATCGACCTTTATAAAGAAATACTTGACTAGGGGGTTATATGGGAATAGAGTGTACTTCCTGTCACCAAGTAGAGGTTAATTATGAGCGATGTAGTTAATGCGGAGAAGCTGACGGAGACCTATCTAAAGATAAGAGATAAACGGTCTAAGATGTCCGCAGAGTTTAAGGAAAAGGACAAGGCACTTACTGCCCAAATGGATAAAGTAAAACGCGCACTACTAGATTACTGTGCTGAGCATGGACTAGATAGCGTTAAAACTCCTGCGGGACTGTTTTACAGGTCAGTTAAGACTAGATACTGGACGAGCGATTGGGAATCTATGTATAAGTTTGTTCTAGAGAACGAGATACCTGAGTTCTTCGACAAGCGTCTTAACCAAGCCAGTGTGAAGCAGTACTTGGAGGAAAACCCCGACCTCGTACCTAAAGGTCTTAATGTAGATTCAGAATACGCAATAGCGGTGAGGAAGAAATAATGGAACAATTTGTAACTACTGAGGACGTGGCAAAACATTTTCAAGTGTCGATTGCTACTGTCCGTGCATGGGTTCGTAAGGGTGACATACCTGAAGACACCTACGCGCACTTCGGTAACACGTACCGGTTTAAGTTAAGCTCTGTAGTTGAGTCTCTGTTAAAGAATAAGTCTGATGCAGATGATGCGCAAGAAGTGGACTCTCTGGTCGAAGACCTGTCGTGGGATGCAGGAGAGGATGTATAGTGAGTCGCCGAATCAGTATCCGTGGTGGAGAGATTAGAACCATAGATGGTGCCGTAGCTTCACAGGCTAAAGACTCAATAGACATTGTTATTGTAAACGCCGCCCCTATATCACGTTCGTACTACGACAACACGTATGACCCGAACGTAGTAAAGGCTCCGGTATGTTGGTCACCTGATACGCAAGTACCCGCATCGGATGTACCAGAAGGACAGATACAATCTAGTAGGTGTATGGATTGCACCCAGAACGTAAGAGGTTCAGGACAGAACGGTGGTAGAGCGTGTAGGTTTGCCCAACGCCTTGCCATTGCATTGCCCAACGACCTAGGTGTAGTTTACAGACTACAGTTACCCGCTACTTCTATATACGGTAGAGGGAGTAATGGCGACATGCCCTTACAGGAATACGTGAAGTTTTTATCCGCACGTGATTCTGTAGCTACTGGGGTTGTTACCAAGATGTATGTTGATAAAGAAAGTGTAGTACCTAAACTCTATTTTAAAGCTGTACGACCACTAACCGAAGATGAGTTGGATGTAGTAGATGTGGTGATCTCTGGGGATGACTCGCTAGAAGCGATACGCCAAGACGCATACAAACCACCTGAATCCTCGAATCCTTTTGGTGTGGTAGATGGCTTTGACATAGACGCAAATTAAATTATAGGAAAAATTGATATGACACATTTAGTAAGTAACGTAGAAATCCTTTACCCACGCATTAACCAGTGCTACCGTTTTTGTAACACCGAAAACAAAAGCATCCCATGCGACCCGTTTGAAGATGGCGCTAGGTACGAGACTAAGTTCCGTATGGATAAAGATCAAGCCAAGGCACTGTACAAAGCTATGGCTACTGCGTACGCAGAACGTAAAGAGAAGTCTTGGCCGGAGAAGTTAGCTATGCCATTCGAGCAGGACGACGACGATATGTTCGTAGGTAAAGCTGTACTCAAGGCCGCATATGGTAAAGACGCTACCGCCAAGCCTAAGCAGTTCGACGCTAAGAGTAAGGAACTACCTGAAGACTTCCGTCTCACTACTGGCAGTACTGTCAACGTGGCCGTGGTGTTCGTACCCTACAACATGCGTGACAATGGCGTATCACTACGCTTAAAAGCTGTACAGGTTATCAAGTATCAAGAGCCACAGTCAGCCGGTTCTCCGTTTGGTGTTGTAGATGGATTTGAATTAGAGGTTGACGATAATCCATTTGCAGTGCAAGATGCTCCTAAGGCTGCCGTAGAAGCAGTCAGTGATGAGATCTTTGAGGACGAACCAAAGAAAGTCTCCGAGCCTAAGAAGGTAGTAAAGAAAGCGGCTCCCGCACCAAAAGATGATGCTGATCTTGCATCAATCGTTGACGAATGGGATGACTAGTAACTAGTCCCAATTAAGAACTAATCCCACAGCTAGGGCTGATTACCTGAAAAGGGCACTTCGGTGCCCCTGCTGTGGTGACTCTCGGAATTAGGAAATCGTTATGGATACAAAAGCATTTCTAGATAGCACGTTGGGGAACGGTGGCTACTATTGTTTGTTTGCGAATAACCTGAACACTGGGCACAAGCCACAGATGTTCTTCGAGTCTACTGGGGATCTGCTTGACGCGGCGACCGAGCTAGACGCAAAAGGGTACGATGCGTACTTTGCGCTATGTACATTTACAGATAATAACTCCCGAAAAGCGATCAACGGGAAGCACCTAAAGGCTTTCTTTCTCGACATAGATTGCGGGGAAGATAAGGACTACAGCACGCAAGCTGAAGCTGTACAAGAATTAGCCAAGTTTTGTAAGACTGTGAAGCTACCACGCCCACTACTAGTAAACTCAGGTAGGGGAATCCACGTGTACTGGAGGCTTACTGAGACCGTATGCCCCGACGACTGGAAACCGGTAGCTACACGACTGAAGAAGTTGTGCCAAGAGCATGACTTCCACTGCGACAATCAGGTCACCGCCGATTCCGCTAGGGTACTACGAATACCCCACACTCATAACCATAAGACTACACCTCCGTCTGAAGTTGCGTATTTTGGCTCCATCCCTTCGACGGTAAACTTTGACACGTTCTCAAATATAATCGGTATAGACCAGATACCAGTCCCCACGAGAAGGTCTGCGGGGGCGAACTCGGTCATGGCGGCACTCACGCCGAACTATAAAAGTTACTTCAAGGACATCCTCACCAAGAGTAAAGAAGGTAGAGGCTGTGAGCAGTTGATGCAAGTACTACGTGACCCCAACAGTGTCAGTGAACCTACGTGGTTCGATGCTGTGTCTATCGTTAAGCATTGTGAAGACGGTGGTAGGGCAGGAGTACATAAAATATCTAGGGGCTACGACGGATACGACCCCGAAGAAACTGATAGTAAATATGATACTACTAAACACGTACACCTATGTAGTAGTTTCGACGCTAGTAATCCCGGCATATGCCAAGACTGCCCGAACTGGGGGAAGATAAAGTCTCCCATCACACTAGGTAACCGCGTAGAACAGGCGACTGCCGAAGATAATGTGGTAGAGGTTGTGGTAGAAGCTCCGGCACTAAACCTACCTAATACTCCAACCAACACATATACCATACCTGAGTACCCGAAGCCTTACTTCAGGGGTAAGTACGGCGGGATCTATACTAGAACTACTGACCCCGATGGAGAGATAGAAGAGAAGTTACTCTACCACAACGACTTATATGTAGTGCGAAGACTACGGGACGTTGAGATAGGGGAAGCTATAGTTATGCGATTGCACCTACCTAAAGATGGGGTGCGTGAATTTACAGTGCCATTAACCGCTGTTACATCTAGAGATGAGTTCCGTAAACAGATGTCTATGCAGGGTGTGGCCGTCACTAAAATGGATGAACTAATGCAATATACTACAACATGGGTAAACGAGTTACAGGCTACTGAAGTAGCAGATGAGGCGCATCGTCAGTTCGGTTGGTCGGACGACAAGCGCTCTTCTTTTATTATAGGTAACCAAGAAGTAACACCACAAGGTGTAGGGTTTAACCCTCCATCCTCCGCCACTGCAAGTATGTTTCACATATTCGAGCCTAAGGGCACGCTAGAGCAGTGGAAGAAGAACGCTGATTTCTATAACCGCGACGGGTTCGAGATGCACCAGTACATCGTAGGCACTGCATTTGGTTCTGTGCTTATGGACTCTTCTCCGATTAGCTGCGCAGGATTTCACGTACACAGTAAGGCCAGTGGTATTGGTAAGACTACCGCTATGTACATGGCCGCGTCTGTGTGGGGTAACCCCAAAGAGTACGTACTCGAAGAACGTGACACACAGGCGTCGCATATGAACCGTGGTGAGATATACCACAACTTACCTCTCTACATTGACGAGCTTACTAATGCAGAGGGTAAAGAGCTATCTAACTTAGCCTATCAGTTGTCTGGCGGTAAACAACGTAATCGTATGTCTGGTAGCAGTAACAACGAACGCCTTAGAGGTAAATCGTGGAGCCTGCTAGCTGTTAGCACAGGTAACACTAGTTTTGTAGAGCGTGTAAGTATGTTTAAGGACATGCCGAAGGCGGAAGCTCAACGTATCATGGAGACCCGCGCTGTAAGGAAATTCTTTACCACCGAAGAGAAAGAGACCACAGATGAGTTCGCTAGTAGCGTCAACGAGGTGTACGGTGTAGCAGGCGTGCCTTACGTACAGCATTTGATGGCTAACGGTACTGAAGCGGACGCATTGCGCGAGAAGGTACAGAAGAATATTGACCGCGAAGCAGGGCTTACCGCAGAAAACCGATATTGGTCGGCAGGTGCTGCATCGACTATCGCAGGTTGTATCATAGCAAAACGTATTGGGCTAATTGATTACGACATACCGAAGTTGACCCAGTATGTTATTGGGCTATTAAAGGAGAACTTACTGGCGGTACAAGGTATGGACTGCTCCGCTTCTGATACATTGAACGACTACATCCACGAGAACTGGGGTAGCATTCTGAAGATTAAGAGCACTGACGACCTACGTAAAGGTAATGGCAACGGACTTGACACATTAATCATCCCAGAGCTAGACCCCAAAATACGTTTGATCGGTAGATACGAGACGGATATTAAACGGGCATACCTAATACCGAAAGCCCTGAAGGTGTGGTGTGGTAAGCAGCAGATAAATTACAGCTCGTTCGTACAGGATCTAAAGGATAACTTCAACGCCAAGTCTGTTAAAATGCGTTTGACCAAAGGCACCAGTACTCAGCTACCCCCTTCTACGGTACTTGCAGTGGACTGTGCTGTTGGGGAGGCGGAGAGTGACAACTCGAAAGCTGAATGACCTATGCCCCGATGGGGTTAGGGTAGTAGTTGATTGGGGCAGTATGGTAGTAGGTTCATCCATATTTGTCCCCTGCATCAACACCAAGAAAGCTACACAAGAAATAAAAAATATAATCAAGAAGAAGGACTGGAAAATAGAGTCCCGAGTATGCATAGAAGACGGCCTGTTAGGCGTTAGAGTATGGCGTACCTGTTAGTTCCCCCTTTTACCCCCCTAACCTGTTTCCGAGACAGGCGGGGGGTGGTTTTTAGGGGTTTATTCGTCCTTACCAAACAACACTTCAAATCCCTGTTGGTACTCATCACGACTTCGAGCCGCATCTTGGCGTAGAGACTTAGTGATAGTAACACCGTTGTGCATAGTCGCAGTTGTACGGCTAAACTGACTGGCAGATCTTCTAATAGTCTCGCCGTTAATGGCTTGTCTTCTGTGGCGCTTATTGAACTTCTTTATATCTTTAAGTATTTCTTTAGCTTCCTTTAAATCACCAAAACGCCTAGCTATGTTCAGCTTCTTTAGTAGGTCTTGGCGTTTGCCCGTAACACCGCTCTCTATACGCTTACTCATACTAGCTTGCTCTTGTGCAAACGTGTACTCAGCGGGGGCGAAGCCCATAGTCTGGAACGCAAGGTCTTTAAACGACATGTCGTCGTAGATAGGATCACCTCGACGGGTGTATATACCTTCATCCCTAGCGAATCTACCGAAAGTAGACTTGTAACCATTCGACAGTGCCGCAGGTAAGATACTCTCTATACCTCGCTCCGTTTCTCCCTCTCTCAGATCTTTGACACCACGTATGAACCTATTACCCACACTCAGTGCAGGGCCACCAAGGTGGAAACCAATTATTTCTTCCGTAGAAGGATCATTGTTGTATCTGTTTGTCTGTATTACTAGGTCAGTCAGCTTTATACGTGTAGCAAAGTCTACGCCGAGGGCGTTTACCGCAAAGCCTTTGTAGAACCCTTCGCCGATGTACTTACGTACGATAGTGTCCGCATCATCTTCTTCTTCATCAAGGAACATGTCGGCAATAGCACGTACCAAACCGTATAGAGGTACGCCCTGTACCCCAGCCATTAGCGCGGAGGATAGATATACACCAGCGATCTGCTTCTTGGCTTGACGTCTAAGCTCTATGCCTTCAGGAGTGTTATCTCCTATGTTATCCGTAAACAACTTAGCCGACTTGAACATTGTGTAGTACATCTGTAGGCCATAGGTCTTGTACATAAACGCAATACGACCAATACCTTGCTGTGCCCACTTCGGAGATGTCTCTAGTACCGCACCACCGTTGGTCTCTTGCACTTGGTATATAGCTTCTTCCGCTGCTAGGGCAGTTATGTCGGAGTCACTCATAGTAGACAGGTCAACAAACTCAGCTTTCGTAGAGGCGTAGTACTTCTCACCTGCTTTCTTCTTAGCTCTTAGCTGTTTCAGTGAGAGGGCGTAAGTGGCTACCATAGCAGTCTGGCGGTTAAATCTTTCTGCCTGAGCAAAACCAAAGTGAGCGCCCATGTTGGATACTACGTCCAATGCCGAACCCATTATACCCCCACGCGCCGCTCTACCCTGCTCATGTACTGCAAGTGCGTCCGGTAAGAATGCCTTGGTTAGCTGGCCCTGCTCCGCAGCAGCTTTGACGAGGACTCCTAAGTTCATGTCCTTTATCATCTTCTTCTGCCCATCGCTTAGGCTGTCCTTGGCGGTGTAGTTTCCATTAGCATCTAAGTCAAAGAGGTCGTCAATACCTGTACCGCCGCCGTAGTCACTAGTGCTCCCTACAATCTGAGACGCATTTGTGATCGCTTTGGTACTAGCCCCAAGTCCATGCCGAGAGGATAGATATGGTAGAACCACCAACGGTATCTGCGACAAGTTTACTAGCGCCGAGGATACGTTAAAGCCAATGGTGTATATAAAGGCAACTTGGTTAGCGTTCTTAACGAACTTCTCCATACCTTTCTTCTTTGCGCCGTTGATAGCAAAGTTTGCAACTCCATCCATGTGGGCTTGTAAGTCTGCGAAGACCTTTTCGTCTACATCTTTGGGACGCTCTACGTTGTTTATTTCAGAGCGGATTCCAGATATACGTCCGCCGTATTCTATCTGCACTACCTGTCGGGCTAAGTCAAAACCTTTGGTACGTATAGCAGTCTTGGAATTACCCTCAAACCCTAACACCCCCGTACGTTTCCTCAGTGACTGAGCAAAAGAAGTTTCAGGTAAGTGATCCATATACATAGTCATAAACGCATCTTGGAGTTCTTCGCTTGCGTTACCTTCTTTCAGTAGCTTGAGGGTCTTGCCGGCGAAGGTAGCTGGTGGGGCGTTGTCATACATAGTAGCCTTACCAAGGTCACGCTTAGCTTCTATCGAGTCAGTAACTACCTTAGAGTCCTTCTCTAGCTCTGCCTTTACTCGTTCCATTTCTCGCTTAGTAGTGAAACGTCTGACGACATACGCCTGCTCTGGATTCTTTGGGTTATCAAAAGCATAGCTAAGTACGAAGTCACCTTCACGAGTAAGTGGGAAGTACACATCTAGAGTGGTGTTAGAGAACATCTGCTCAAGCACCTGCTGCTTCAACGTGTTGGCAGCTTCCTTAGACATACTCTCGTCGGATACAGCGTTATCAAGACGGTTGAATATAGAATCTTTTAGTTTTAAGAATTGGTTCTTGTACGCGTCACGTAACTCAACGTACATATCCTGTCCTTCTTTTCCTAACTTCTTCCACTCAACTTGCTGCTCCTTCCACGTAGCAAGGTCATCCGAGTTTTTGTACCTCTTCGTTGCCTCCGCTTCTGTTAGCGTAGGGTCTAACTGAGTAATGGTAGCGCCGATCACGGGGTCGTATATTACCTTGTCCAACTGAGGTTGGTTCTTCTCATCTGCGGCAGCGAACTTGGATAGTTTCTCTGTGACAGCACGCATATCTGCGTCAGCTTTATCCATAGCGCCCCGGCGGAGGTTAAGCATCTTGTGTAGACGGATTCCTAGATCTCCGAACCCTTGCTTACGGGCAACATCACCTACGCCCTGTGAACCTACTACGTTAAGTATGAACTTCTTTGCGTTGGCAGGGACATCTCCCAAAAGGTCAACGGCGTTGTCTATGAACGACTCCTTACTACCAGTAAGGTTTTTAAACTTCTTCTGTATGTCGCCTAGGTCTTCCATAATTTTAGCGGCAGACTCGGCCGTACCGTTTATTGGGCCAAACTCTCCGGCGAACAAGGCTCGTTGCCCTACATCAGAGGGTATAAGCATGTTGTAAATAACAGCGTCTACTTTGTCTAACATTGTGGGGGACGGGTCTAGTCCCATGAACCGGCGTACCATATCGGTAATAGTGTGTACAAACTGGTTCCAGTAACTAAGTACTCTCTTACCTTCAAACCCCGCTATCTTCGCACGCATAGATCGGTCGAACTTGCCATCCACCTGTATGCTATCTAGGATATGTTGGAACTCTGGATTACCAAATGCTTCCGCCACAAACTCGCCGACATTCGTCATGCCGTAGTACGTTTTTAGGGGAATCCCTCGACCTTCCATCTCCGCCTTCACTGCCTCATACATTTTTATTAGTCGCTTGGCGTTGGGAGTAGTGCCCCTTGGCTTACCATCTTTTATATTTAGTTCAAATATAGTAGCAGCGTGAGTTACCTCGTGGAGTAAGGTATCGACAGTCAGCCCTCCCTCCGCCTGCAAATATATAGCGTCTTCCGCTGCAACGTATAGCCCTAACGTCTTCCTAGTTTGTTCTGGGAATGCTTGTACTAACGCATCCGCCGGTAACGTGAAGACTTTAGTAGGGCCGAGATTATCGGCTAACGCTTTGGCGATGTTCTTAACTCGTGGGCTTGTAGCCTCTGAAGCAAGAGTCTCTAATGCACCTTTCACGTCTCCGGCTATCAACTTACTCTGCACAGCAGCAGACAACGGGGTTTCCAGCGCACGTCTATCTTTAGTATCTAGTTTAGGTACTTGGAGTATTGATCCGCCCTTAGCTACAAAATCTTCTACCTGAGCACGTATCTCCTCAGCCTCTTGCTTCTTACTTTTAACTGTAGGATTTACTTCTACCGGCTTAGTTGCGGCTTCTTTACGGATAATCTCTTTTATCTGCTCAACAGTCAGCGGCTCGGCTTCTTCAACCTTGCCCTTCTTAGTAGCTGTGTCAGCTTTCTTAGCGTCTTTTACAGTCTTGGTTTCCGCCTGTTTTTTGGCTCTCTGAGCAGCAGCTTCTCTACGCTTCTTACGTGCAACGCGTTGGGCGGCGAGGTTCTTGCCTCCTTCTAGCTCCATCTTCGCCTGCTTTTTCTTTTGCTTCTCGTTAGCTTCGGCTAGCTCGGCAGCAGCTACTTCTTCACGTAGTTTCTTCTTTGTGTTCTCCACAGCCTTAGCGTCTTCCGCTTTGTCCGTTTCGATTTGTTTGTCCATAGCCGCGTTGGTTTCGGCAGGCAAATTATTTTTAGCCCACTCTACTACAGCCTTAGCGCTCTTACCGCCTGTACCTCTACGTTTGACTTCAACTGGGTCTACAGCGCCTTTCACATTCCTAACCGCTGGCATGTCGTTAGCCACTTCAAAAGCGGCAGCACGTAGGGCGCTCTCTGGGTTAGCATAGGCGTTGAAGTACTTAGCTATAACCCTGTCGGTGTTGAACTTATCTTTCGCGTCTTCGTAGCGTGGCACTGACTCTGCCGGACGCCTCTTGCGGAACTCTTTGTCTTTGCCCTTTTCATCGACGTACTGGGCCACATCAGATACTGGAGCCAAAGCAGTGCGGTCTGTATCCGCAAGTTTAATTGGAGTATCAACAACTAACTTACCAGTCTCAGGGTCAACAGTGCTCATACCCGGGATTGGCTTTGTGGGGGTTGTTGTGGCAACAGGTTGTGGCGCTACTTTAGTTTTGGGCGCAGGTTGTACCTTTTTGGTCGCGGGTCGTACCTTTTTGGGCGCAGGTTGTACCTTTTGCTTGGGTACCTCAATACCCTTATCGGCTAATGCTTTTTGTGCGGCAGCGGGTAACTCAGGTAGTTCTTGGCGTTTAAATTCAGGGGTGGTCTTGAGTCCTTGCTTTTTAACTCCAGTCTTGGACTGCACTCCCGGCAGGGGTTCCTGCTGCCCACGTTCTTTCGGCTTGCGTTCTTTAACCTGAGATTCTAGTAAGTCTAGTGCTGCTCTGTTTTCGGTTGCGATAGCGGCATCTCTAGCCTCTGCTTCGGCAACATCTAGTGTGCCCTCAAACAGTACAGCGTATTCCTGCTCCACGGTACGTTTTTCTTCTGCACCTAATTTTTGGTTATCTTCGTCTGCTTTGATTAGGGCTTCAATCTCAGCCGTATCTTCCATGTCCTGTATCTGTGCTTCTTCCGCACGGTCAACCATGTCGGGCTGTTCTTTTATCTGGTCGTCATCTTCTAGACGCGCTAGTCTTTCTTGCTCCGCGTCTTCCATAGCCATAGTGTCGGCTAATTCTTCGTCGGTAACTTCTTTGGGTGTTCGGTCTGTATCTGGGAATAGGTCTCCCGCTTCCTGCTGTTCTCTACCCCGCTCGGCTTCAACTTGTTTACGGTTTCTCTGGTCAGTAGGGAAGCGTACATCTTCACTGGGCATATCACCCGTGGTAGCTTCGTCCTCTATTTCTTGTTGGCGTCGAGCCTCGTCCGCGTCTCTTCTAGCCTGTTCTATTTCGGCAGGAGTACCTGCGGTTCCCTCTTCGTCCACAACAATGGTAGGGTCTGGTGCGGGTAGGAGTCCGGCTATTACGACTTCAGCTTCTTCGGCGTTTTTAGCTCCACGTGCTCTACTACCGCCCGGCAACATCAAGTCAAGGGTAGCACCGACAAGGCCGCCGATTGTAGCTTCTTCACCCACACCCCCAAAGGTTTCGGCAAGGGCGTTGTACTGCTGTTCGTTGAGGTTTTGTAGGACACCCGATGTGGCTTCCTGAGCAGCCTCGAACCCACCGGAGATAAAGGCGCTATGCGCTCTCTGCCCTATAGTCTCTACAACTTCAGGGCCAATGTTGTTTGCTAGTTTGGTTATGACGGGGACGTCAATAGCTTTGATGAATCTACCCAGAGGTAATATGTCTAGGAACCCGATGGGAGCACCACGTAGAGTAGCGGCAGATCTTTCTTTTTCGGTAGCACCTGCGGCACGAGCACGTTCACTAGCTTCACCAGCAGCGGCGCCTACACCGAGTGCTCCAGCAACACCTGTGGCGGCGAGAGTGGGGGCACCCCCAAATACAGCGGCGGCGGCGGGAACAGCTATGCCCGCTACGGAACCTAAACCTTGCCCGAACTTATAAAAGAGCGAGTCCTTGTCTCCGCCTTCAGGAGTAATTATATCAAAGGTATCTTGAATAGCTTTCCTAGCTTTTGTCTCCGCCTCATCTTCTAGGAGCGCCGCAGCGCCGAGCGAAGCCATCTCACCAACGTTTACCGCACCTGCGCCGAATCCAGTGAGTAGGTTCTCAATTACTCCTGACTCTTCCTCTTCTTCTACCGGCGCGGCAGAACCTTCTCGCTCTTTGATTGCGAAAGCTAGGGTAGTAGCAGTATCTTCGTCCCCATTTTCTAACGCTACTTCAAACCGACGGTATAACTCATCAAGTACGCTCATGGACTACCTTTATTATTGTTGGGTTAAAGCGTCAACTTTACCTTTGAGGTCTTTTCTTTTATCAGACTGTTGCTGCTCGTTATCACTTGCTACTTCGTCTGTAGCCAAAGCTCTGAGATTGGGGTATAACTGCTTTAAGCGCAGGTCAAGTTCTTTCTGCCTTACGTCTATACCCGCCTCAAGTTCACGGTCGGTAATCATAGCCTTAATTTCTGTATCTGTCATTGAAGAAACGGCAGCAATCTTACCCACTTCCTCTGCTATTTTCCCTCTAACCGTGTCTAACTGTTTGGCTATCTCATCTAACTGCTTAGAGTCAGCCTGTCGTATTTCTTGAGATTTTAGACTCGCGTCTAGCTGCGTCTTAATGGACGCCAGTCGGTTCTTAATCTTGTTGTCAGCGTTAGCGTATATCTGCGTGATCTTGGCATCCACAGCATCTAGGTTTTTTGCGCCAATGTCCGCCACTAAGTTTAGCCCTGATCGCCTATCTTCGACAGCGGATTTGTATGCGGTTTGTCCGGCTTCTCCTGAGGCTTTAATTATATCAAAGTCCTTATTGATAGCATCTACGTCCAAACCACGCTTTAGCATAAAGGTAGCACGTTCTTCGTTCATAACGTTTCTACGCATATTTCTGCCAGCTTGTGCGGCGCCACGGAAGCCTCCTTTAGATAGTCCGCCCCTCAACGCATCTATCTTACGTTGTTTAAGTGCGTCCCCTGAGGTCTGGCGGTCGATCATAGCTTGGTAGTCAGTTCCCTGCTTGAGCATTTCTTGGACTTTAGTTAGCGGCTTGCCGTCTGGCCCTACTTGCCCAGTGATTCCGCGATTCGCTCTATCTTCAGAACGCTTCTCTTCCGCCGCTCGCATTGCTACAGGATCTGTAGCAGCCAACTTAGCAGCCCCTTGGTCTATAGCAGCAAGTCCCTCTATAGGATTACCATCCGCATCCAAAGCGCGAGGCATAGAGTCAGAGAAACGTGTTGGGGATACGGCGTCCACTTTTTCCTGCGTTGAATCGAGTTCAGTGGCGGCTGTGCCCATACCTCCAAGTTCGTCCATGAGAAGCTGTTCTGCACTCTTCTTTACTCCGGTAACTTGTGGGCCAGCTTGTGGGCCAGCTTGTGGGCCAGCTTGTGGGCCAGCTTGTGGGCCATCCATAACGCTAGTATCATCGTCAGTTATGCCTAGTTCGGCCTTAACGTTGTCTATAGGAGCTTCTGTGATTACTTCTGGCTTGGCCTCGGGCTTATTGAAGTTGGCGCGTAGGTCAGCGATAGCGGCTTCTATCTCTTCAGCAGATTTTCCTTCTCTCCTTAGTTTCCTTTTTGTCTGGTACTCCTGCATCTCTAATTGCTGTTCAGGGCTACCTTCAAAGAACGCAGTAATTCCCGCTCTAGCAGCAGTACTTTCTTCGGCAGTGGGCATCTCTCTACCCATCTGCTTTGGGCGTGGTTTCTTCTTTTCCGGGCTAGGTACGGTAGTCAACCCAGCAAGTCCTTCTTTCGCTTGCCCTACACTTGGGAGGCTAGTGTCTAGCATTTCTGGCATTTCTACATTAGACCCGCCTCCATCTTCCGGCGCCGCTATAGATTCAAACCCCACCGATCCTTCAAGATCCACAGCAGGCATGTCAGAGTCCATAGGGCCAGTAAGCGCTTCAGTGGTAGGCTCGTACGAATGCGACTCTTGTAGGTAGCCTACGATCTCGTCTTTATTAGCGCCACTAGGTAGCGCTTTTACTAGGCCGTCGAACTGTGTTCTTTTTAGGCTGCCATTTTGAATCTTTTCTTTGACGTCGGCCACTGTAATGCGGGCTTTTGTCTTCTGCATAGAGGTTGGTTGGCCGTCGCCCTCTACATCACCGCCTTCTTCAAACTGAGGCATACCTTGTGGAGGAGCCATACCTTGTGGAGGAGCCATACTTGCGATACCAGCGCCCTGTGGAGGTTTTGCCCCCGGTGCGGGTTGGCCCAGAGCCTGTGCGGTCTGTGCAGCTTTCTTCTGTTTCTGATCTAGGATGCCGGAGGTCTGTGCGACTAGATCGTCTTTCGTGCGACCTAACATCTCTTGTTCCATCTGCTCAGCAATGGTTCCGGGCATCTGTTCTGCCTTCATAGCCATATCACGTGCAGCAGCGTCTTTCTCTGCCTTTAGTTTCTGCATAGCCAGCAGATCCATCAGCTCTTGGTTTTTAGCGTAGCTCTGTTGTAACGCCTGAGGATTGCCTCGGTAAGCGTCGGCCTTCTGGTCTACTAGTTTGTCGATTCCGCCGTCTAACATTGCTTACACTCCCGATGAGGTTGGTGGTGTTGTTGTTGTTTCTTCTTCTGGTTTTATGGCGTCAAGAGCATCTTCAGTCGTACCAAGTGCGCCTTCAAGTGCCGATAGATCACTAGGCTGAGAATACTGATAGCTTTGAGCTGCCAGTGGAAGACCCTGTAACAAAGACTGCTGAAACTGTATAGCCTTGTATGGGTAGTCTCGTTCTTCCTCAAACTGCGCTTTATCCGCAGCGATGCCTTCAGCAGTAATACCCCTCTGTATAGCGCCTGCGTCAGCTTGTAGTCCAAGTACGTCCATACCATACTTGTTAGTCTTATCTTGGGCAGTCATGCTACGATCTTGCTCAGTGTTAAACTGATTCTGCGCGTTTTGGAATGCGGTGTTGTACCCCTGTGCAGTTATGTCCTGCTGGTTTTGCATCAAGTTACGCATGCCTTCAGCTTCCATTATAGCCTGTCGAGAACCACCAAAAGCACCGGCCTTAGTCATACGTCCTGCATCAGCTATTCTTGAAATCTCCGCTTGTCTACGTGCCTCTCGCAACTGTGGGTCTAGTGACCCTTGTAGATACGGGTTCATGTACTGTTGTTGGGCAGCCGCATCGAAAGTACCGGGGGTATAGTCGCCGCCCATACCTGTTGGAGTTTGTAGCCCGCCAATACCCGTAAATGCCTGATCCTGTAGTTGGCTTTGATCCGCAGTAAGTGGGCCTGTATAAGCATCATAGTCTTGATTAGATAGCGCCTGACCTTTGCCGAGCATGTCAGTAACATACTCACCTGCCCAGTTAGATAGCGAGGACTCTTGACCAGTATTTACCCCGACCATTGGGTCTTCCGTACCTGCGGTATCATCAGCAACAGTATCAGTAGTACCGCCTGCTTCAAACTTCTTAATAGCGCCACCACCATAATACGTAGCAATGCCACCCTGAGCCATCTTAGGCATGAACTGGTTAGGGTTAATTTCTTTACCTTGGTTGACGTTGCCGGTACGCTCTTTGCGCACGTTATCCATCATACTGTGTAGCTGCTTGGCACCTGCATCAGAGTTACCGTTACCTAGGTGACTTACTACATCAGCAGGGATTACAAACTCGCCGTCACTCAGACGGGCTTCTTGCTTACCATCAATGTTAGCTTTAACTTCATCCGCCATACCATCAGTAGTACCACCTAAGTAGTACCCTTGACCCGGAGAGGTAGCCATACCACCTGCCGCCATTTTCTTCTCTTCTTCACGTCTAGCGTAAGGGCTAAGTCGACTATTACCATACATACCCGCAAGACCACCCGCTGCTAATTGTTGCGCAGGAGGGGTTTCGACTGGAGGGGCAGTATTCGCGTTTATTTGTTGGTTGTCATAACGCAACTGCGACGCTTGGGCGTCTACAATAGTTTGTGCTTCTTCCAGTGTGGGGACTTTTTGGTCTTCTGGGCGTTGTGCATATATAGTATCAGTAAAGGAGCGCTGCCCACCTTGACCGGGACGACGGTCTTCGCTACCGTAAATAGGGGTATTCATTGGCTGTGTTTGCCTACGCACGGCTTCGTATTTAGGGATCTTGCCCTGATACCCTGTTTTAGGGATGTTCGGCTGACCTATGCCGGATTTTTCTAGTCCGTAGGCCACGAGCAGTGGGCCTAAGTCCTTCGCATCTAATCCCTCCAGTCCTCCTAAGCCAAACTCTCCTAGCTGTTTATTTACCCATTCTCCAAATTTACTCATTCCTATTCTCCAAGCAAGCGTAAAAGCTCGTCATTTGTCTGTATTATGCCACCCTGCGCGGCTCTTTGTGTGGGTTGTCGTCTACCGTAAGGGGACGCAAATAATTCTTTCTGTTGAGGGGTAGCAAATATCTCATCCCCATACACGTCAAACAAGTAGTCAATCTGCGTCAGTGGTGACGGCTTCTGAGCGCCTACAGATACTTGCTGCTGTACAGCCCCTATAGCTTGCTCCCCTAGCTGATCTAGTTGTTCTCGCTGCGCCTGCACCTCAGCTAAGTAGTTAGCATCAGAGTATGCCTGTTGTTGCTCTTGCTGTTGCTGCTGTTGCGCTGCTAGGTCAGCTTGACGTTGTGCTTCTTGCTCAGCCAATGCCTCGTTTTGCTGCGCTATCTGTAGGTATAACCCTGTAGCATCGCCAAATTGACTATCTGCCGCGAACTCTACGTCCTGTCCACCAAACGAGTCTTCGAGTAATACCTGATCTATTGCGTCTATTACACCATCATTGTTCACATCATACAACATATCCTCAGAAGTTGGTACATAGCCTTCCGGGTTTTGTAGTACGTCTTGTGATGCTATAAGGTCTGCTACATTATCTATATCTTCCTGCGTTACTTCCCTTTCTGGCTTACCAAGTATCTCCGCTACAGCAGCGGTCTGACTCTTCTGTTCTTCTAGTAACTGCGTTAGTGCTGCAACGTCGGTATCCTGCTGCGCCGCCAGCTCACTTACAGCCTGCGTTATTGCCGCATCTCTGTCTCCAGATTCAGCTTCTAGCTCGTCAATACGGGCGTTAAGAGTAGTACCTAAATCAGTTACATTAGATTCTAGAGAGGCTAGCCACTCAGTTTCAGTACCTACAAATCCGTCTTCTACAGCTATATCGTATGCAGACAGACCTCTAGCACCTCTAGCTCCATCAGTGCCCTGTAGAGAAGTTACCCACTCTGCTTCAGTACCATCGTACCCGTCGGCTACAGCTATATCATATGCAGAATTACCGTCTGTACCATCTACACCTTCTAGAGAGGCTAGCCACTCTGATTCAGTACCAGTGTATCCCCCAGCTTTAGCTAGTTCGTATGCGGATGCACCATCTACACCATCAATACCATCTACACCGTCAGTACCATCTTGACCAGCTTTACCTCTAGCGCCTCTAGCGCCTATAAGGGAGGTTAGCCAATCTACTTCAGTACCTTCATAACCGTTAGCTACAGCTATATCGTATGCAGAATTACCGTCTGTACCATCTACACCTTCTAGAGAGGCTAGCCACTCTGATTCAGTACCAGTGTATCCCCCAGCTTTAGCTAGTTCGTATGCGGATGCACCATCTACACCGTTTACACCATCTACACCGTCAGTACCATCTTGACCGGCAAAGCCTCTATACCCTCGAATACCTCTAGCACCCCTAGCTCCATCAGTGCCTCGTAGTGACTCTAGCCAATCTGATTCGGAGCCGGTGTACCCGTTGGCTACAGCTATATCATATGCAGAATTACCATCAGTACCATCTACACCTTGTAGAGAGTATAACCACTCTGATTCAGTACCAGTGTACCCTCCAGCTTTAGCTAGCTCGTATGCAGATGCGCCATCTACACCGTCTACACCATTTACGCCGTTAGTACCATCTTGACCCGCTTTACCTCTAGCGCCTACAGCTCCATCAGTACCTTTTAGGGATTCTAGCCAATCTACTTCAGTACCTTCATAACCGTTAGCTACAGCTATATCGTATGCAGAATTACCGTCTGTACCATCTACACCTTCTAGAGAGGCTAGCCACTCTGATTCAGTACCAGTGTATCCCCCAGCTTTAGCTAGTTCGTATGCGGATGCACCATCTACACCATCAATACCAT